GCATACGAGATTCGCCTTAGTCTCGTGGGCTCGGAGATGTGTATAAGAGACAGCGTTGAAGGTTCTCGCCCTTCTCAGGGCAGACAGGGCCACGTCGATCAATGTGCAGCTCGCCCCCAACGTCTACGGCGACATCACATTGGTCTTGACCGACCACAGCTCTCTCGCCGGACAGAAGAAGCTCCTGTGCCTTGACAAGAACTTTGCCCTCCAGAGGCTTGTTGAGGCCGGGTCGAACATCGTGGAGAACGGTCGCTACATTGAGAAGCAGACCGATATCATCACGATCTCCGAGAACGCCGGATACAGCATCATCTTCCCCACCGCTGCCAAGATCCTGAATTACGGCGCATAGGGGATGATTTGATTGACCCCGAAAATCCTTGGTGACAACTACGCTGACAGGATCAGGGCGCGTCTAGGGGTCAAAGAATCCCACCTCTCTGTGGAAGAGATAGATGAAGTCCTACCCGAAATAGAAGCCCAATTCTGCGAGTTAGTCCCTGATTGGGAAGAGATCATATCTTCCGATTCGGACAAAAAGACTTTCTTGCAGTCTGCGGTCGTGTGCAAGACCGCCTCTGTCCTCTGCTCCTTGCTTAAACTTAAATATCCAGTCAAGGAGCAGGGGGCAGGCGGCTCCTTTGAGGTCTCTGTTGATTGGGATGAGTTAATGGTAAAGCTGGAATCTGACTCCAACAGGTTCCTCTATAAACTCATCCCCTTACCCGTATATCCCCGTTTCCAGGTGTTCTAATGTACAGACAATACCTGGATCGTCACGGGTTCGACTGTGTTATCAACAGAGACGTGCCTGTTCAAGCCAAAGTGGCTATGAAGCACACGACCAGAGGCGTTTCTTTCGGGAAAAGAGACTCACTTCGAGAGGGCACGATTAGCTTAAGTGTTGAACCAGGCGAGACGTTTTCCTATGACGGTTCGAGCTTCATAATACTTTCATCCGAGCCTGTGGGAGACGCTTACTCGTGGTTTGGCGCAAAAGCCAACTCGTCCCTCTCGACTCTTTCTCAAAAAGAGGTTGAGGACGAGTACGGAAATGTCATCACTCAATGGGTTCTTGACTCCTCAGACATTCCCGCATTTGGCGAGGTCGTGACAGCGCAGCTTAGACAGACAGATCCGGGTCTACTTCCCACCACGACTAGGATCTTTTTATTCCCTTCGATTCACAGAGTCAGTGTGGGATCTAGACTGATCCAACACATGACACAAGAGAGAGCGGAGGACATGGGTGCTGTCTACGATCCTATTCACTTAGGCGCACGCTTCAAGGTTGATTCCGTTGATGATCAGTTATTGTTCGGCATCTACAGGGTTCAAGTCTCAATCGACACGAGAGGTGATTAGGATGGATCTCAAAGAGAAATTGGGGGATTACCACAACCGGGTTAGGAACTATCTAGGAGTCTCGAAGAAAGTCCTGCCCGATGAGATGATAGACGCTCCACTCCACATCAATGCAGCATTAGCTCAATTGATGATGGAACTAGGTCAGGATGCCTATTTGACAGATCCCCCTGAGACTTTGGCGAACCAGATCAATTTCGTCCGTGCGTACTGTCGGTTCTTGGCTGCTTTTATATGTCCTGCCTTGGAGTCAAAAACAAGGATCGCTGAGTACGCAAGATATAGAAAAAACTACCACAAGCTCGCTCAGCAGAACCTTTCTATAGGCAGGATGCACCTCAAGCAGATCAAATGATAAAGCTCAACACGGAAAAGCTGGCGGCCGATCTTTATAAAGCTTTTTCTTTGGCTTTGAAAAAGGCCCAAGACGAGCTCTATGCGGACGCTATCTCGGCGCATCACAGCTTACCAAATGTTGACTACACAAAGACCGAAATCGTCCAAGCGGCTGCTTATGTGCTAACTTGTTCAGTCACAGGTGACGCATGGGCTGTCATGGATGAATACGGTACTGGTTCTTTGATGGATCAATCCAATCCCGCTCTTGATGAGTATAAGTCATCGGGACTATGGAACCCCGCTAGAACGGATACGACCATCAGGACTCGACCGAAAGGCAAATATACAAATATCTTCGGAGAAGTACAGGAAGGGAAAGCGCCACGACCTGGGATTGACCTGGAGAAAGTGGCTCCCGAGCGAATACTTCTCGTTCCCCCATCCCATGCGCTAGAAACAGCCGCAAATTGGCTGAGAATGGGGCGCTTCGACGAGATCATACGGTCTGTCGTTGGTTCTATTCCATTTTCGGCCTACCTGGAGGTGAAGCCATGATCAAGTATGACCCCGAAATGGATCTCTACCATGTCTTGAACGTCTTAAGGAATGACGAAGTGCTCAAAACATTGCTTGAGATCCCAGCAGGTCAGGCTCCTGGAAAATACATCGTCGAAAGGTTCAGTCCTGACCTTATAGTTAACGGTCAGAATTTACTGTTCGTGTTCTTCGCCCCTTCCAGGGAAACAAACAACCCGCTCTGTTCCTTTGAGATCCTTCAAATCGAATGTCATGTCCCATCTCAGAAGTCAATGAGAGCTCACAAAATCCTAAAGCGAGTTAGGGACTTGCTTCATTTGAAGATCATCAACGGAAAGCAGCTCTACTTCATAGGGCAGCAGGGACAGATGGGTACTATATCAGGCTATTTCTGCGCAGGGGCACGTTATCGGTACACGGTTGTTCTATGAAAGGAGTGATCACTACTGGGCAGAATTATCCCGAGAGCAGGTACTTTCATTTTGAGGAAGTACACGGCTGGCGTTCCCGGCCCAAAGATGCTCTACAATGTTACGGTTGAATCCATTGAGACGAACTTTGACCTCACCACTCAAAACATCGCTGACGGAAACTCTCTATGGCCTGCGGGTAGAATAGATACTGATTTCCAGCCGAGGGCTGTTGTGACTCTGAACTCGTATGACCCGAAGCTTCATGCGGACCTCATGGACGGCGCATACGCCAAGTCCGCTTCGTCCACGATGACCAAGACGGTCAAGGCGACGATCTCCGCTCCTGATTACACGGTGACTCTGGATGAGACGCCTCTGACTGATTCCGTTGTGGTATATGATGCGGATTCCAGCCCGTTTACCCTTGTGTCCGCCTCTCCGTCCGCTGGGGAGTTTGCGGTGTCTGGTTCTGCGATCACTTTCAGCTCCGCAGACGAAGGAGAAGAGGTGATCATAGCCATAGACTATACCGCTCCCTCCGCCTCGAAGGTTGAGATCGATGAGAACGTCAATCCCCCGACCTTCCAGCTCATCCTGTGTGATGTAGCGCAGGATGAGGCTGGCACGAAGAGCTATGATGTCACTATGATCTTCGACAAAGTACGACCTTCGGGAAATATCAGACCTCCCGTAGCTCAGAAGAACCCGTCAAATTGGCAGGTGACGTTCGACGTTCTGAGACCGAGGGCGGGTAAAAAGCCCTGGACGTATATCGAGAACACAAGGAGCTGATTGAATGTCGGAGATCCGTGACCTTAGAGGAAGTGGAGAACCGGTTAGAACCTCCGTAGGAGACCTGCGGATCTTCCCATGTACTGTGGGCGAAATGCTGGGCGAGATGCAGGAAGATTTTCCAGAGCTACAAGGTGATTTCATAGGCTATGCCATCATGAGGGAAGAATCACGTCCCACGGTCACGAAGTGGCTCCAAAGGAAAGTCAAGAAAGATGATCAGCCCGTGACTCTTGAAATGCTCAACGATCTCCCACTAGATGAATTAGGGGGATTGATGAAAGTCATGTTCGAGATATCGGGTTTTCCGTTGCCCAGTTAGACGACAGTAAAAAGGAGGGCAATATCGTTAGGGCGATTGCCCTCCTGATTTATTTCACGAAGTGGACATTAGACTACATCTACACATTGACCGTCCCACAGATCAATCTGCTGTTGTCTGAACTGGGCCGAATCGAATCTGGGGATAAAGAAGAAACCCAATTTGGAACTATCGAGGGTTGGAGGAAATTCGCAGGGGTTAGGGGGTGAGGTATGAGCGATCCAAGAGTCGAAGTCATGAAGCGGTTAACCATTGACTATTCCGCTGCCTTGAAAGAGACAAAGAATCTTGATATTGAGCTAGCCAAGATAGAGTCGCGTTTGAACAAACTTCAAGCCGCAGGCACGAGGGGCTTCATTGTACCACCAGATATTGGCGTCTATAAACAGGTTGTTCAGGAGTTACGCCAGATGGTTACTGCTGGCGAACAACTGGACGAAACTCAAAAGAAATGGGTTGCGTCTCTTGACAAGATGACTCAGGTGAAGATGTTTGACCTGAGTGGTTGGGAAGCGCAGGCGAGAGCAGCGGAACAGACAATCAAGAGACTTCAAGAAACCCAGTTCAAAGCGGAAGAGAGGCTTTTAGCTAGACAAAAGGCACGTGAAGTCGCATTGCAGAAAGAAATTCAAGCCGCTTCCGTGAAAGTTCCCCAACTTCAGGCCGAAGCAACCCTTCTTCTGAAAAACCTCGAAACGCACAACTTACAGTCCTCCGAGCTGTTCAAACAAACCGTCGCTCTCAAAGAGCAGATAGACCTATTGATGCAGAAAAAGCTGGCGGGTCAACAACTTACACAAGCCGAAGCGCAACTTGTTAAACATTACACTGATCAGACAAAAGAACTGAAAGCGCAGGCTACTACTGCTATGGCTACTGCTGCTATGGCTGGACAGGACGGAGGAAAGGAGACCTTCTGGCAGAGGCGTTTCGGTTGGTTTGTGGCCGGAACGACTTTCTACGGCACCCTTCAAGCCATCCGTGAGATCAAAGATAACATGGCTGAAATTGAGCACGGCATGATGGTCATCGAAAGAGTCTCGTCAGAAGCAGGAGCTGACTTCAAGACCATGCAGGATGAACTCTTGCAGATGGGTGTCCAGTTCGGTCAGACGTGGAACATTGTGTCAGATGTGGCTCAGAGATGGGCGCAGGCGGGTTACAACGTCAAGGACACGGTTGAGCTTACCCGAACCTCGCTATTGGCTTTGAACACAGCAGAGCTTGACGCCACGAAAGCCACGACGGGCCTTATTAGCATCATGACTCAATGGGGTCTCACCGCTGAACAACTCCTCCCCGCTCTTGATAAGATCAACATCACCGCAGACCGTTTTGCGATCAATTCTGCTGACCTTATTGACGGTCTTTCCAGATCGTCTGGAGCGGCAAAGATGTTGGGTGTCACGATGGAAGAAACCATAGCCATCTTGACCACCATGCGGGAAGCCACAGGTAGGACAGGTAGAGAGATTGGTAACGCTTTGAACTCCATCTTCTCTTTCATCCAAAGACCCTCTGCGATCAACGTGTTTGAGGCCGAAGGGATTAGGGTTTACGCTGACGCAGCGAGAACCCAACTCATAAGCGTCATGGACATTCTCGCTGATGTTGCCGCAAGGTGGCCCTCAATGTCCGACGCTCAAAAGGACGCATTGGTTAGGGCAGCCGAGGCAGCTGGTCTTTACACAGAAGAAATCGCTGAGATGACCGAGACCACCGAGCAGTTCACTCAAGCACAACAGAGAGACATAGCGCAGGCTATGGCGGGTGTCTACAGGAGGAACTACCTCATAGCGCTCTTGCAGAACTGGACGAAGGTAGATGAAGTCCTCTTGAACATGGAGGACGCATTGGGTTACTC